TGCTGGCGGTGCAGGTGCTCCTGGCTCAAGTGGAGTAGGCGCAACCCCTGCCCAATCCGCTAATGGTAATAATGCGGGAGCCGCTGGAGGAACCGGAGATAATGGTTCAGGCGGTGCTGGCGGTGCTGGCGGTGCAATAGGGACTCATAATGGCAGTCCTGGCACTTCTAATACATTAGGAGCAGGAGGAGGTGGTGGTGGTTCAGGTGGGACTGGTGCTACAAATTCAGGCAATGGTGGTGCTGGAGGATTACCTGGAGGAGGGGGAGGGGGTGGTGGTACTAATGCCACAGCAGGATCGCTCGGAGGTCAAGGTGGTGGCGGGCAAATAGTAATAACCTATACCCCGACAGCTATAGTGACTTTGGGACAATTTCTAGGGTTCTAATATGAATAAATTAATAACAGCAGCCAGATTACAATCTTTATGTGTTTGCGGTGAGCAATTTGAATTATTCAAAAAAACATACGGTGAGCAAGTGATACTAACCGATGATGTTATAAAGAAAGTATATAATAAATTTAACTGGGATTGGCTGGCTAAGAATACCTTAGATGCTGAGACTTACCAAAAATATTATGACCAGAGAATAGCAGCGCACGATACTTTCCGTAAAACTAGGAAAGATGCAGAGGATGGATATAAACTAACTAAAGACCCGAAACACAAAATAGCTAAACATAAAGCAAAAGATGATTATTATATGGCAAGGGCGCGGTTATATGCTTCATTTTGTTCTTAATATTGACTAAATTGATTAGATAATATAGGTTCTTACATATGGCAACAAATAAAGAATTGTCAGAATATATAAGGGAAGGCCGCCAATGGCGTGATTCCATGACAACAGATATGGCTACCCTCAAAGCTAATGCCATAGAATTTAACAAGTATGTAAAGAATTGTGACACAGACAGAGATGATCTTGGGAAACGTTTGAATACTGTAGAAAAGACTCAGGCAGTAAATAGCGGAGTGATTGCGGCAGGACTTACTGCCATAACGTTAGTAGGTGGATTTTTAGAGTTTCTAAGGAAGTAGTATGTCATTACTGGCAGTTATATTTTTGGCTTTTGCATATCGTTGTCGCGGTGGTGGTATTAACTTAGGTGTAGGCCGTACTACGCTTGCCAGAATCCTATTTTGGGCATTACCTGTGGGCTTGGTATGTACATTTATCGCCTTTGAGCGACATTTTCCATTATGGATAGGGGCTATAAGTGCCATTACAGCGTTTCTAGGCTGTTTGATAGGCCACAGTAGCTTTCAGAACAATACCATAGGCCAAAACGCAACTATGGGAGCTTATGGGGCATTATTATTGGCTTTGGTACTCGCACCGTTTATATACTTCCAGCATACTATTGCCTATTACATACCATTTGGCCTACTTGGTGGATTAGCTTATTTTATAGGCTGGCACATACCATTTGGTATTCCTAATTTTGCACAACCTGCAAGTACGGAGATGAGCGAGTTTTTCTTTGGGAGCTTGGCTTTTGGTTTGCCACTCGCATTAATAGGATGGTCATAATGCCATATTTCCTCACAAGACAGCCTTCTACTGATGACGGAACATTAGGTGAACTTTCTGATAATAACGGGGTTCATATTTGTTATACTATAGAGCTACCGTGGTTGGGTAATGAACCACAAACTAGCTGTATTCCAGAGGGTACTTATAACGTAATACCGCATAATTCCCCCGCGCATCCTAATACCTGGGAAATAACCAACGTACCTAACCGGAGTGCTATTCTGATACATAACGGAAATACGGAAAACGATGTAAAAGGCTGTATTGCTGTAGGCTCTGAAATAGGAGAGATTAATGGCCTTCCTGCCGTTTTACATAGCAATTCTACCTTAGAAATGCTACAAGAGACATTACCACCTTCATTTACATTAACGATAGGAGTGGGTAATGGAACGACATGAAATTAAACAACTAATTGAGGAGATTTTTATGGCTACACTAGACGATACAGTACTTGCGATCCAAGCACAGGTTACTGCCCTGCAAACCGCAGTTGCAGCACTTTCAACCCCTGCTCCAGCAACGGTTGACTTTACCCCTGTCTTGACACAGCTTACGGCTATTGAAGGCACATTAGCTGCTATACAGGCTCAGTTTGCCCCAACTCCAGCAGCAGGAGCTTAATATGGCCGATTCAGTAATAGTAAAAGGCTTACTCAATGAAGTGCATTATGTCCTTCAGTGGGTTTTGCATTGGATAGCATGGCCTGTTGGCTTCGTACTTGGCTTTGTTGGTACTACGCTTAGTAGTGCTGCAACGTTTGTTGAAACCAAGACTCCGCTGCCAACGCCTCCGACTTCTTAATGGTCTGGAAATCCAAATGCCTGATTAAGCTAACGGCTGTAGTGGCTACAGCTTTTCAGGCATATTCCATATATAAAGGCCAAGAGTTCAATCCTATATCTTATTGCGGAGCTATCTCGACCCTCTTTCTTGGCTCTAGTGCGCATGAAAATGCCGAACGGTTTATAAAGGACAAATGTAAAGCTCATGAATAGTATCCAATGGTGTTTTTTACTTGGACTCGCGCTCGGCTTAGTTATTGCCGGAGTTGGAACTTATAAATGGGAAGAAGATAAGATATTGCTTATGGAAACAAAACAACAAGCCGCAGTTATACAATCACAAACAAACTCATCAAAAAAAGAACATGCCGTGGCTACCCTGTTAAATCAAGATGGAGTTAATTATGAGAAACAGCTTTTTGCTCTTAATAGTGTTAATGTTGACAAGCTGCGGAAGCGTTCAGGTTCCAAGCACTTGCCCCCAAGTTCCATACCCTCCGGTATATCTCGCCCCTCCAACGATAGGTTAAGGGCTGATACCTGTTATAAAGAGTGGTACGACATGGCTACGACTTATAATAAATGAACACTGAATTTAAGTTGCTAAATATTATCTTCGTTGATCTCGTTCTTCTTTTGCCTTTTTTATCAATCTGCAAATCCACGTTAAGTCACATTGCTCTGCATGTTGTATATCTTTCCAGTTTAGCGGCCTCTGTTCCATACTACCACTCTAGCTCAGTTGTTCTAATAAACGCTCTATGTCTTTAGCATAGAACTTAGCAGCAGCCTTCTTATCAGTGAACTCGCACATATCACCATCTTTATCTATACAGCCCACAAGCTCGCCATTACTGAAGCATAAACCTTCAAATATTCCAAATGTCGCTGATTTTCCCCATTGGATTAAATGTGGCATTCTTTTACTTACCATCGGTGCTACCATCTGATGTATCGTTGCTAACCATATAGTTGGTTACTCTGTTGCGTCTTGGAAGATAAATATCTTATCTGTTTTCATATATTCAAGCATAGAATTAATAGTGGCTGGACCAAAATGAGGNATCCTCCTAAAATATGCCATTATTTCTTTATCTGACCATACTTGTTTCTTTTTGGTCTTTAGGTTATCGTACTCATCTTGTGATAGTATGTATTGCATAAATCCTCTAATTCAGTTGTTTATTGTTCTTTGTAAATTAAGAAGGTGAAAACTGAGCCGCCACAATTTTCCTTCTTATCATAGTAAAAGAAGTTGATAATATCATTACGACCTTCTGGCGATTTACCTTCATTACCGAGTAATGCGGGACTAAATGGCGCAGGATTATGAATTTTAATAATATCTACTGGCTTTTCAATTTTCATACGCTTTTCAAAGCCCTTCCTGTCTTGCAGAATAGCTATTAATGTTGGTTTTTTCGGGTAGCCTTTTGCCATACACTTCTCATCCAGTTATTTGTTGCTTTTCTTCTTTGGCTTCAATCTGTCACGCTGATAAGTCCAATAGTACACTTCCATCTCAAGATATTCTTGCCCATGCAAACCACTCTTTGATGGCGTTGTAGATGTCTCTCCCATAATCTTCTCCTCTATACAGTTGCTTCGTTCTAGTATCTTTCGCCGTCTATAACTCTAATCTTAATTATCTCAAAATCTTCAGTTATATAATTGCTCTTAATAATATAACCCTCCCCATCTTCCATGACTACAACCACTTTCTCAAAGTATTGGAAAGCATGTTTAACACGGTCAGATAAGTGACCATTGACATAAAATCTTTTTCTCTTTTTGAACGGCCACATATCATCTCTCCTAAATAGTTACTTCGGTTTTCTTTCTTCTTTCTTGCCACCCACTACAAGCTGCAAGCCCTTATATTGTTCCTCAGAAAATAGTGCCATATCATATTTATGGACAGGCTCAAATTTTACTGTAAGCCTCCATGCTGGAAACTCTTTATCAAAATGACCAATATAGTGCCTAGCCTCTAATTGTTCGTCAATCTGGTTCTGGTGCAATCCAGAGGCGCACTCGTATTCCAAGTCCTTTATGAGTCTCTTTATACGATCTAATTTTACCTCATCCATACTGAACCTCTACTTGGTTATGCTGCTTTAATTTCTTCGTCAAATTGTTCATGGTATAATTTCTCTAATTCAGGCCATAGCCAATCTGTACCACCAGCTACAAATTTCTCCACCCATTCATCAGCCCGTAAAGACGAACCGTCATAATAACAAGGACAGCCGAGTAGGTGGCATTCATTCATAGGCTTCTGGTCACCAAACATTGGTTTATAGCTATGGTAGCCAACATCCCAACCTTGCGGCTGCTTATCATCCCATTTTGAACGTGGAAAATGCGTTAAATGTTCTCTAGCCGATGGAACATACCAATCCGTACCGATCATGAACTGCACAGCCCCTTTTTCGCCCTTTAATGCAAACGTAACGCGGCAAGCTCCAATACCATAGTTTTTCTTTGGATCAGTATGCCTTTTATCAAAGGATGGACTGACAATAACTATTTTCTCAAATTCCATACAATCAATCCTTACTTCTGTTTCTTAATCTTACGCCACACACGCTCGTAACCAAGATGCTCTGCTATTTTACGAGTGATATTCTGATTGCCAGCCAATATCTGGGAAACATACCGCTGATTAACGCCCGCAGCATAAGCCCAAGCACTTTGACCGCCATCCGTCCGCATTACGCTATACCGTAGTAATTCGCGCATATCGTCATCGGTTCGTGTCTTTTTCCTGTCATTTTTTAGCATCTTTGGACTCCGACACAGGATTTAACCATGCAAATTCGCCCCGATGTTTCACAATAGCTTTATTGTAGGCTCGCGCAGCATCTTCTTCATTCCAGAAATACCCAAGATAAATAACCTTCCCAGTGCTTTTATGCGCTCCTGTCTCTACATGCTTGAAATAGGCTTGCCAGCGCGGTACACCATTCTTAGGTACATAACGAACACCCTTATATTTTGATGTACATGCCCTGCCGCGACTTCTGCGAGGCTTTCCTTGATTCCAGTTGTTTTGTTGCCTTGTAGCCTTCCGTAAGTTATTTTTACGATTATCAAGAGTGTTGCCATTATGATGGTCAATATAACCAACGCCCATAATAATCTGATGCATCGGAACGACTTTAAGGTTTCTCTTTTGCTGTTTGCCTTCGCCTGTATGCAAGGTAGTGGCTGGATAAGGAGGGTTAGGATAGGTTGTGCTGCGGATATACCAACTATGGCGGTTTAAAAGAGGGTAATCTTCTGCATCTACCAGAACGGTTACTATGCCGCCCTTATGATTGATAAAAATCTCTTTATGTGGTAATTCAGATTTAGCCATACGAACTTCACTTTCGTTTTGGTTAGGGATTGAGAGTGCATTTCCAGTGCCTCTCTTTCCCGCATTATAGTATTGAGTAAACATAAGTCAATTACTTTTTATCAAAGGTGTTTAGATACTCGTTAGTGTTTGTCTGTTGTTCCTCTATAGGATGCAACATAGCAAGAATAGTTAAAGCCTTAACTGTTCGCACGTCACCGCGTTTCAAGGCTGACAAAATACACTCGCTTTCGAGCTTCTTTAATTCCTGCATATTCATTTGCTTTTCTCTACGTTTGAATGAGTTGCCTTGGGCGCATCGTAACTGCGCTGTTCCCTAACCGCTTTCGCGGGGTCTGCCGTCGCATCGGGACTTTTATGAGCCAATTCCCCGTCCTGTTGCGGGGCGCTCGCCTTGTCTAAGACTAATAAGGCTGCCAAGTTCATATTATTTACCACCTGTTGATGTTGAATACTCGTCTCTGTTTGCTATCTCTAGTAGCACATCTGCATGGCATGGTTCATTTAACGGACACCAGCACATAAGGTTCTTGCCGCGTAGCTCTTTTTTAATATCCTCCGATTGTATAAAACTCCAATTATGAGATTTTCTATCAATCATAGCCTTAAAATTTGCTACTGCCTTTTCTCTTGTGTTACATTGCTCATATCCATTTGTCGGCACAAAACGACAACCATATCCATAAGGCCAGAGTGAGTAGAAGAATTTGCCAACATTAAACGGATTTCCCCACTTAGAATAACGTCCTACATAAATCGTGTTATCAGGTTTTTTCCAACCTTTTGTGCGTTTGCGTTGTATACGTATAGGCTTCATTTGCTTTTCTCATCTGTTGATTTATTGATCTCTGCTATAATGTCGGTCAACGCCTCTATTAATTGGGGAACATCTGCCACGCTAACACAAAGCGATCTTTGATAAGTTGGTATCAGCCCTAATTTATATAGTATATTCACCTCAAATTCGTTGGCAATGACTCTGAAATTGAAGGTGTTTGCCTCAAGATTTTCCGTTATATTTCTTGTTACGGTTACTTTGCTCATATCATTTACCATCTTCTATATGATTGCGTCTGTTCTTGGCATAATTAAGTATTCTATCGCTTTGAGCTTTTTCAAATTCCTTGACGACATCTCGCAAGGCGCGCAAATACCAAACTACAATGGGGAAAGTTGCCTTGTTATCTTCGGGCAAATTTTCACAGCACATAGCTATGTTATGCGCCCACGTTAATACTGCTTGGGTTTCTTCCCGCAAATCTGGCCAGCCAGTAACCGATTCCCGCACTGGCTTGTCGCCTTCTATCAGGTTACTGGGTATGTAAAGCCAATCAAGAATACGCCTGTAATTTTCCAGTGATGTCAGCACCGATGATGGATAAGGAAAATCCTTCGGAACTCGTGCAACCATTTCCCGCACTGGTTGGGCTAAAAATTTATTGATAGCAAGATATAACTCTTTTTGCGCCTCACCTTCTGTGGAGGTTAAAAAGTTTCGGACACGGAAAAGCAATTGTCTTGCATAAGTTTCTGTCTCATCATCATTTAACCGTGTCTTACGCTCTTCCCGCTTCTGTTCGATATTTAATGCCCGTAGAATAGTAGCGGCTATTTCTTTGGCGTTATCCCCGTGAACCTGAACCTTACCAAAATGTTCTTTGCAATTTATATCTTGGGTAGCAACACCCCCAGCACTTTCTTCTGCTGACCAGTAAGCCCCTAATTCGTATTTGTCATCAATCTTCACTAATTTCTCACCTCTGTTGGCTTCGTGATACTTGCCACATGTTACACAAGTGAAGCCTCCATACCCGTCAGTACGTCCGCCGCATGTGTGCGCTATCAATGTATGGGTGGGGAGGGATGATTCCGCATCCTGCTTCGCAGTGCCTGCCTCATCCCCCACAGAGTGTGCATCCCCTCTATGTTCCCCCATAATAAACTTCGCTAAATCCTCTGGCATAAATCCAGAGACAGGATCTATTGAATGCAAATCAAAGAATTGCTTTATCTTTGCTGCCAACACATTCAGCGAGTTGGTTGGGTTAGTCATGCTGCCTCTCCTGGTATAGGGTTAACCCAAGCCCAGTCGCCTCTATGAATTACAACCTCTCTGTTATAATCTCTTGCAGCTTCGATTTCAGATGTAAACCCTGATTTCCTGTACCACTTCTCCGGCTTAAAGCCTTTCTTGGTGAGCTTTATCTGTACGCGGTAAAGAGTTTGCCCCTCACTGTTAACGTACTTAGTAACGCCTTTGTATTGAGAAGTATTCTCTCCGGCTGAATTACGCCTGTTTTTACCCTTGTTCCAGCCGTTCCTTTGATGATCTGCTGGTCTTAGGTTATGGAACTGGTTATCAAGCGTATTGCCGTTCTTATGGTCTGCCATGCTGAAGCTGCCGCTTACTAGCTGGTGCATATACATCATGCGCTTTACGCCTTTGCTATTGAACTCCGTAAAGGCATAGGGTCTGTTGTATTTGCCAGAATACATAATATACCAAGTATGGCGATTAAGAAGTTCGTAAGCATCGTCATCTACCAACACGGTAAACTTTTCTTCTTTGCGCTTTAAATATATTTCTTTCATAACTTTACCAAATTGATTCCCTCGTTGGTTCATCCAGAGCATTGTTAATAATAGGAAGAAGTGTTCTACGAAAAGGATAGCGACAGCCGATAAGTTCCTGAAGCTGCGTTAGAACAGTCCTATATCTTTTTATTTCATCTAGTAATGTCTGACCTTCTTTCATATTCAAAGGAGCAAACATTTCGGGTGTAGAGACGCCGGTTAGCCTTATTTCTCCAAAGCGATCTTCAATTTCTCTTATATTTTCGTCTGTCAGCATATCTTTAATCATCAATTACATCAGTTTTGATACTTAGCGCGGTCTTTGGCTTCGTCACACATATCTGCGAAACGGTCACGCATACGGTTATATGCCAAGTCACCAATCTTATTCTCGTCTATTGGTACTCCGGCATCTTCAGCCTCAGCGTAAAGTTTCTCGCATTCTTCAATGTATAGTTCCTTCATAAACTCCTCCCATCCGTTAATATATTAACCTGCGTATCTATAATTAGCCTTATGTTCAATATCTGGTATAGGCTCCAGAAATCCTTTTGCATTATAGCGAGTACCAAACGGCGGCGTTTCGTCTGGTAATGCTATCATCTTATAAAATGGGGCTTGCGCGAACCTTGCAATTATTTTCTCTACAAATTCACAAAATTCCTTTGTGTTTAATTCCGTTGAGGATCGCGGTAGTCCTTTGCTTATTATATACCCCATATGTTTTATTTCCGGCGTGGTAAATCCTACTAAGTATTTAATGAACAAATCGGCTTGGTCATTAGTTACCTTTGCGCCTCCCTCGCGTAAGTAATCAGCTATCAATGGCAATATAACGCCTTTGTAGTACCTATTTTGCTGATTCGTGCGCTTATCCATATTTACACCCTCTTGAATGATCCTGTGGGCTTTAATTCTTCTGGCAATGGGTCTTCAGTATGCCAATCGGCTTCGCCCTCAACCATTCCATTCCGTATTGCATTGTAATCATCTTGGCTGCCCTCCGCCGGGATTGCCTTAAACCTTTTGAGAATAATATCGGCATTTTGCCTAATACTTTCCACTGCCAATACATCATGCTCGTTGCCGTTTGCTTCCAATTCTTTGCATTTTTCTTTGTTAATCTCAAGTATGGACAATACCTCCTGTTTTGTTTGGGCGGCATTCATAGAATCAATTAATCCCTTGCACCAGGTATTGCGTAATGAGGCATTTTTAAACAAAGGCTTTGCTTGCATTGCTTCTGCTGGAATAGTCTCAAGCTCGCTTTCATCTAGTATACCTAATCCACATATAGAAAGGGTTGCCCGACGCTTTGCCTTAGTCTCTGCTTTCATGACTGCATTAGCCAGCATATCGCCTTTTAAGCCCTCAATCTTCACGGCTCCTTTGGCTATATCACTGCGACCTTCAGCATTGCTTACTTTGCAAGTGACAATAAACACCCCATCACGTTCGCTTTCCGTCATTTCCACAACGGATATTTTATGGATAGTACGCAATTGGTCGGTACAAGCCTTAGATGCGTATAATACAGTTTTGCCTTGCAATGTTAAATAAGAAAAGGGTTGCATCACAGGCGATAGACCGCACCTATCGCATATTGCCTTATAATATTCTATGCGCTGTTGTTCATTAAGCTGAGATATATCGCCCTTGATGAGCACATTCTCAATAGTTGCTAATTCATTAGTCATTCCACGTCCTCCATTATTTTAGGTATTATTATAAACCATGCTATTAACGCCGTTAAAGTAATAGCGGCAAGCACTCCCAATATAACTCCTATAACCCACGCCATAAATCTCTCCATGCCAGATATAAGAAACAGATAGCTATAGTTGCAAAGAATAAATGGTAGCAATTCATATAACCTCGCAGCTCGTATTTTGTGACTCATTTAATCCAGAACCAAATAATTCTTCCTCGCTAAATCCATTACTCGCATCTGCCATCTTGGAGTAATAAGCGATTTCCCCCGATGTTCTCGGCCTACGCATATTAGCTTCACGCATTTTCTGATGTTTAATCCCAAGTTCTGTAAGTGCAACTATCGCTCTTTCGTATGCTGTCATAAAATCTCCTTGCGTTGGTTATTGAGTTATGTTATAAACGGTTTTAAGATATTTACAAGCACTATTTAAGGAATTTTAAATATATTTATGAAAACACCAAAGAAACAAGAGCTTATAGTAGATGGTTTCTCTCTTTCTGTAAAGAATGTAGAGAAGATTAAATACTATGCTGCTAAAGAGACTAGAGGTAATAAGAGCGCCTGGCTGGATGGAATGCTCACGAAGATATTTGCTGATAAGGAGGGGGTTACTATCTATGCCAACAGACCCATACGATAAACAATATAAACCCACTAAAAAGAACCTTGAAGCTGTGGTAAAGCATATAGATGGCTTAACCCGTAAAGTCGGTCAGCAGAAGAAACGCATGGATAAGATGGAATGCACTTTAGAAGATTTATGCGGAAAAATGGGAAGATTTGAAGCAGATAGACAACAACTGGTTAAAGAAGATGATTATTAGATGGGAGGATGCTTTGAGAGAGATTAAAAATCCACCACCCAAAGAATCGGCCATTGTTGCCGCATGTATTAAAACTCTATTTACACTCGGTTGTTATGTATGGCGCAATAACACGGGAAGTTACACGCCCGAAGGCTCCAATAGGTTTATTCGTTATGGCAAAGTAGGTAGCGCGGATATTATTGGTGTTATGAAAGGTGGAAAATTCATTGCAGTGGAATGTAAATCCGGCAAGAATCAACAAACCGAACCACAAAAGCTATTTCAGAAATACATAGAAGAAAAAGGCGGTATTTACATTCTCGCGCATTCTGTTGATGAACTATTGGAGAAGTATCATGGCTGCTTGGGCAAAATGTAAGAAATGCAACACGGCGGTAGGGAAGATAAACCTTATTGATGGCGTATGCTTTGATAATTGCAAAATAGCTAAATGGAAAGTGGAGTTAAAAACTGCCCGCAGCAAGAAACACAGAGAGAAAATGCTGGAGATTGCCAGAAAAGCCAACAAAGAACGTGCCGAGAATAACAAAGGATGGCCTAAAACCGATAAGACCGAACGTGAGGCTATGAGAAACGTGCGTTATGATAATTATAACCAGGAGGATATTTATTTATGATTCAGCTTGCCATGTTTAATGAATATACCAAGTACAAAGCTAAATCTTTACCTTATGCCTCGCAGCGCGAGACCAGCAAGCAAGGTGCTAAAACCGCATTAGGACGATCACAGACGCAGTTTGATAAGATTCTGGCAGTATTGACAGAGAAAGGCATTCACGGTGCTACAGCCTCAGAATTAAAGCCATTAACGGGGATTGAGGAATCAAGCACGATGGCTGCTAGGTTAAACGGATTAATGAAAGCTGGCAAGATTATAGCTACAGATGAGACTCGCAAAGGAATATCTGGAATTAACCAGATTATATGGAGGATTATATGAAGGCTGAATATATGGAGTTAAGGGATTTTTTTGCCGCAAGTGCATTACAAGGATTTTGTGCCAATCAAAAAGCCTTAAAAGAAAATGTAGATGCAGTAAATAAGATGTTTAAAGATTTGGATGTAGATATTTCCGAAAAACCAAGAGACATGTTGGCATTTCTCTGTTACCAGATCGCAGATGCGATGATAAAAATAAGGGCAGAAAAACATTGACAATAGTTTGGAGATTAGTATAATTAGCAAAGTGGCAGGGAGATACCTGATCCGTATCTGACTACTCAACATAGTTTTCCTTGCTGGACATATTTAGAGCCTGCCACATATTTTTAATTAGCAAGGATATAGAAAGCAAGGATTATGGCAGAATTTGCCGCTCTACCTTTATTTACAGATTCCCTCATAGCTGACACAATCCATTTATCGAATGCAGAGTTTGGATTATATATAAGATTACTGGTACTTTGCTGGCGTATGCCAAATTGTAAGATGCCGCGTGATGAGTCTTGGCATATGCGGCGGCATAGTATAAATTACCAACAATTCAGTGACTTATACAAACCGCTATTAAATGAGTTCTTTAAATGTGATGGCAACTTCTATTATCAGAAACGACTATTAAAAGAATTTGAGTATCTAAGAAAGAAACACCAAAAACAGAGCGTTGCGGCTAAGTCACGGTGGAATAAAGAAAAAGACATATACAGTGGCAATGCCCCCCACCCCACCCCACCTAACCCCACCCTTAGTAATAATATTAAAAAGAATAATATTATTACATACACGTCAGAATTTATAGAATTTTATGAGCTATACCCAAAACATGAAGGTAAAAATTCAGCATTAAAGGCCTACAACAAAGCAATCAAAGAAGGAACTAAACATGAAAACATTATCAGAGGCGTTAAATCGTATGCAGAGCAGCTTAATAGAAATTCAACAGAAAGACGGTATATCGCCGCCCCTGCAAGCTGGCTTAACGGAAAACGATGGGAAGATGAATACACCATTACAGCCCAGATTAGGTCATCAACTGGAAAACCAACCTTCACTAGCGAAGGGGAGAGAATTGCCCGCGAGTTCATGCAAGCCACACAGCCATGAGGATAAGGCAAAATTATCNTCATGGCTATGGCGCAAATTTGTGAATTACAACAACAATATGGAAAAACCCCAGCTAATCTAAAAGTATTGGTTGATGGTTTCCTATGGGTTCTTAAGGATTACCCAATGAACGCAATATTAGATGCCATTGCGGAATATGTTAAACGTAATAATAATATTCCATCCCCTTCTGATATTGTAAATATAATCGATCCACCCGAAGAAATATGGAAACCAACATGGCCTGTTTACATTGCAATGAAAAAGAAAATACAACAAGAGTATTATTATCCATCGGTTAAGGAACGGGAATATTTGAAACGCTGTGAGCGTTATGCTATGGATAGCGAACGAATCCATACTGATGACAGGGAAGAACTACAGGCTAGGGATATTGCAGCAGGTAGAATAACATTCCAGCCAGAGGAAAACTAAATTTACTTGATTAATCTGATTATTTATGAATAATATATAACTCATGATAGACAGCAGAATACTTGCAAAGAAGTTGCGCTACCGCATTGAAGGGGAAATGAATGCAAGGTTTAATATTGACGACACTCAGGAAATTGATAAAGAACTAGAGTTATTGCTCGATAGGATTTATGTGAGTGTTTCCGCCGCACCATCAGAGAGAAATTTAGCATTAAAGCCAGAAATATTAAAATCGGATATGAAAGAGATATTTTCTGATTTCAGGCAACCAGACCAGATAGGGGAATAATATGGAATCTGAAGAATTTGTTGATAAATCCGAGTGGCTACCGCTTAAAATCGTAAAACAATATGCAGACTACGCCGTAAATAACGGTAGGAAAGTATTTAACAACGGTTCCATCATTCCCCACCCTAAATCCAAACCTTGTATTGACAGGTTATGCGAGGATGAACAAATATTAAAACCAGAACACCAAAGCGCAGCGGAAGCCTTCAAAGCCCTTGTAGATTGTGCGGAAGGTAAGTTGGTAGCTGCCACCCATAAGGAACCCATAGAAACCGCATGGTTAAGCCCTGCATTGAAGGTAGCGGCTATTTACCAGCAACTATGCAAACGCGATGCGTATTATGTGGATAGGGTGATATTTGGAACCACAAGGGAGCCGGATTATGCGTGGATGCGTAAATGCCAGCAAACGTTAAACGATGCCTTTGATTCGCTATGTGATGCCATGAGGAAAGATAATATTCTGGATGCAGTGGAAGTTATAAGAAAGAAAGAAATTGACAAGAATGTTATTCTGGCTAGAATAGCTGGTAATTCCCGCGCTATAAGTGTCACTAGAAACAACCCACCCATAGATGAAATATACGCATAGTTATGGTGGCTTACTCCCAAGAGATATGTGATAAGATATGCAACCTTCTGAGTGAGGGCATAAGCCTTACGAGTATATGCAAACAAGAGGGGATGCCGTCGATTACTGCGGTAATGAATTGGCTGGCTGATGAGCGTTATACCGAATTCCTTGCACAATACGCTCGCGCGCGAGACTCAATGGCAGACGCAATAGCTGAAGAAATCATAGACATAGCAGATAATGAGATGCTACCCGCTGACTCACGCCGCATAAGGGTTGATGTGCGAAAATGGTATGCTGGTAAGGTAAGGCCAAAGAAATACGGCGATAAACAAATAATAGGCGGTGATCCTGATAATCCGGTAGCCTTACAAGTAATTACAGGGGTTCCACGCTCTCCAACAGAGTAGTATGCAAATATCAACTGGCTATAACCCTCGCCCTATCCAGTTGCGTATCCATCAATCTCTTAAACGTTTTAATGTGCTTGTAGCCCACAGAAGGCTAGGAAAAACCGTATTAAGCATTAACGCCCTACTGGATAGTGCTTGTAGGAATCAATTAAAGAATCCCCGATATGCGTATATTGCGCCTTTGTTTAATCAAGCAAAGAACGTTGCTTGGGATTACCTTAAGAATTACTCCCGCCCTATAATTGGAACCGATAGTAACGAAGCTGAATTGCGCGTTGATCTCCCAAATGGAGCACGAATATCATTATTTGGAGCCGATAACCCCGATAGACTTCGTGGACAATATTTTGATGGGGTTGTGCTTGACGAATACGCAGATATGTCACCTCGGATGTGGGGTGAGATCATACGCCCTGCATTAGCAGACCGTAAGGGATGGGTTATATTCATAGGAACACCCAAAGGCCGCAATCAGTTCTGGGAGCTATACGACCAGGCAAGCCGTGATAATGAATGGTACTCGGCAATATTTAAGGCATCTGAGACGGATATATTACCAAGCGAAGAATTAGCTGCTGCCCGTAAGCAAATGAGCGATGATCAATACGCCCAGGAGTTTGAGTGCTCATGGCAAGCTGCATTAATTGGAGCTTACTATGGTAGAGAGATTAATACTCTTGAAGCTCGTAACCGCATCACAATGGTTCCGCATGATCCTGCCTTGCAGGTTTACACTGCATGGGATTTAGGGGTAGATGATGCGACAGCTATCTGGTTTGCACAGTCAGTAGGCCCCGAAGTAAGGCTCATAGATTACTATGAGAACTCTGGATGTGGTCTGGATCACTACGCATCAATCATTAAGTCTAAGCCGTATGTTTACGCAGACCACCTCCTGCCTCATGATATTAAGGTAGTCGAATATGGTACTGGACGCAGCCGTTTAGAAACGCTCGCTGGTTATGGGATAACTGGTTATGTGCTTGAGAATAGCCGCATTGAAGATGGTATTAATGCTTCAAGGTTATTATTACAAAAGTGCTGGTTTGACGCTGACAAGACAAAGCGTGGAGTTGAATGCTTAAGGCAATATCAACGAGAATGGGATGATAAGCTAAAGACATTTAAAAACAGACCAAGACATGACTTCTCAAGCCATGCTGCTGATGCCTTCCGTTATTTGGCCTTAGGCCTGCCTGTCAGTAAAATACAAATACAATCCTATCAAGAGCCTGCATATTTTAATTCAAGCCCTAATTCATGGATGGGAAGATAAATGGCTAAGAAGAATAAGGATGAAAAAGAGGATAGCGATTCTCTTAAAAAGATGCGTGACAGGTTTGGGCAATGTGCAGAGCATGAAAGCTCTAACCGTGACTTATGGATTAAGAACGTGGACATGTCGTCCTCCACAGACCAATGGCCTCAGGATGTAGTTAATTTCAGGGGTGCAGGAAGGCCACGCTTAACCATTAACCGTCTAAACGGCACTTGCAAGCAGATTGAGGGTGATTACCGCCAGAATGAATTGGCTATTAACGTGCTCCCTGCTTCTTATGATTCTGATGATGATATAGCTGATATTCTAGCTGGTATCATACGTCATATTGAACAGGTAAGTAATGCTAAATCCGTTTACTTACATGGCATACGTTATGCTTCAAGGGGTGGATGGGGATGGGTGAGGGTACTTCCGGTTTACGCCGATGAAGGCACATTTGAGCAGGAACTCCGCATTGAAGCTATTTATAACACCCTTACGGTATATTGCGATAAGAAAGCGGTGAAGCCAACCCGCGAAGATGCCCGTTTCATGTTTGTATCTGAAATGGTAAGCCGTGATGAACACATGGCTGAATATCCTGATTCGGATTTACGCTTCACCGAATCGTTAGAGGATTTTGATGATGCGTTTGAGGATTGGGTAGAAGATGACGGCGAGATGATTCGCCGTGTTGAATACTTCACGAAGGAACAAGTGCCTACTCGGTTTGCGCTATTTGATAATGGTGCAACGGTAGAAATTGAGAGCGATGAAGAACTTGAGGCAATGAAGGCTATAGGCTGGAAGCTGACAAAAGAGAAAACTGGCAAGCGTACCCAAATACGCTGGCAGAAGTGCATAGTAAACCAAATCCTTGAGGAACGGGTTTACAAAATGCCGTTTATTCCCCTGATTCCATTCTTAGGGGAAGAAATCAATACTAAGGGCAAGGTAACGTTACATAGTGCCATTGCTTACGGTATTGATCCACAGTTGATGTTGAATTATTGGAAATCTACCGCTACCGAGTCTGTGTGTTTAAGCCCCAAAGCTCCAATATGGGGAACTCCTAAACAAATACAGAACTTTGAGATGCAGTGGAAGAATGTCAATGTTAATTCACAGCCTTATATTCTTTACAACCCTGATCCTGCGGCTCCTGGTATTCCCGGACGCATTCCAATGCCTGAACAGCCTATTGGCGAGATGTCAATGGGAGGTGGTGCTGAGAGGGATATAGCTTATACAACAAACACCTTTGATGCCCAGTTAGGCGCACCCGGACAGGAAGTATCAGGTGTTGCCTTAGGTGAACGCCAGCAACAGGGAACTACAGGTAATTTCTTATTCATAGATAATGGCAAGATAGCCATAGAACATATTGGCAGGGTGTTACTTAGCTTTATACCGCTTATATACGATACGGAGCGTGTTGTGAGGGTATTAAGCCTTGAGGGTAAGGGTGGTACGGAAACTATCAATCAGGAAATCCACAATCCTTTACTTGGAATCACTGATATTTTAAACGATATTACTGTCGGAAGTTATCAGGTTGTAGTCGAAGCTGGCAAGGCATTTGCTACACGCCGTAAGGAATCAGTGGATCAACTCCTTAATTGGGCTAAATCCTTTCCCAATCAGTCCCCATTGGTATCCGATCAGGTTTTAGAGGCTATGGATGTGCCGGGCGGAACTGCAATGGCTGAAAGGGTAAGGCGGTCACTTCCTCCGCAGGTAGTTAATGATCCTGATTCACCAGAAGGCCAGCAAGCACAGGCACAAGCCCAACAGCAGCAACAGCAAGCTCAACAGATGCAGCAGCAGTTGATTCAAAGTAAGATGCAGGCCGAACAAGGAAAGAACCAAGCGTCAATGGCAAAGGCGAATGCTGAAGTCATAAGATCGCAGGCAGAGGTGGTTAAGGCTAAATCTGATGTAGAAATAGCTGCTATTGATACGCATAATGCCAAGATGGAACATGCCATGTCTATAGTTGACCATGCAAGGACAGGACAAGAGGCAGTTCAACCCCCAGTAGGTAATAACCCAGTACAATCCGCATCCCAACCACAACCAGCACAACCTCAAGTTGGTAGTTTCGCTGGCAACAGGCAACAGGATGTTCAAAAGGCCGATGATGCCAAACAAATACTTGGTGCGCTTGCACAGCATTTAATGCAGACAGGCCAACATCATCAACAGCAGATGCAAGGCATCCATGAATTGCTAGGCCATGTTGCACAGGGCAACCAGGCTATAGGGCAACACATGGCTATGCAGAATCAAATAGCACAAGCCCCCGTTGAGGCTATCAGGGATAAGATGGGTAAGATAACAGGCAGGCGCGTTGTAATGCCGGGGGCTTAAATTATTAAAGATTTGAGCCTGCCATTTTTAAGCTTTGAAATATAAGCAGCAGAAACATTATATTTATTTGCTATTTGTCTTCCTGTTAATACCGCGTCTCTAATATCTTGTTTTATCTCTCTGACTGTTTCATCAGAATGAATGCGTACGAAATTATATTTACGAGGATGTTTGCAGTGCCTACCTTTATTTAAGCAATCTTGTCTATTATCTTTTGGGGTGCCTAAAAAAAGATGAGCAAGAAGAACACAAGCTGGATTATCACATGTATGGCAAACGTATATATTACTAGCTAATTCTGACAAATTATTTGCCAGAATATAGTGCAATCTATGTGCAGCTATATTGCGTTTACCGAATCTTATCATACCATACCCAAATCTCATCGTTGCCCCTTTCCATTCGCGGCAGCCATTTGACATAATTTCTGACCGAGATAGGATAGTCTCTATGCGTTTATTTATATACTCTTTTTCCATATACAAATCATATAGATTTCCATATCAGAGTCAACAATGATTAATTGCGCTCAGTACGGTAACGCACTATCTTATTACGGAAATATTCAGTTAGCCTTTTATAACCCCCCGCTTTATACATGGGGTGCGTGGGAATTACCTTACCCAGAACATTATCAACCGCCATTAGACGAAGAAGAAATAGCGGTTATTGAAGAACGCCGTGATTATACTCTTACGCCTATCGTGCAGGAAAATCCCGAATCCGTAATACTGAGGATGCAGCATGAAGTTAACATGAAAGCTGCACAGGTTCCTATCAGGCAACATGTTAAAGCAAATAAGAAGCCCGAAACAGATACCGATGATGAAGATTATTTTATATTAATGTGAGGATTAAATGACAAGCCAACAGAATGCAATATTTACGGTAGCCAATGGTAATACTGTATCAGATTATAAGGATATTCATGGCTGTGATGTAGTGGGTTTCTATACCCCTACTTTAACCAGTACCGCAATTACCTTTCAGGCAGCTTCAGACCTTGACCAGACATTTGTTGCCGTAAAAGACAGTGGTGGAAGTGCTATTAGCTTTACCGTAGCCTCAAATGGTTATTATGGCTTCTCTCAAGATCAGATATGTAAGTTCAGGGGTATAAGATATATTAAACTTGTGTGTGGTTCTTCTGAAGGCGCGGCACGAGCTATCCCTATATGCCTATGGCCTCGGAGTTCATTCTGATGTTTAAGAAAGTTATCGGCAAGCGTGTAATGTGCCTTTATCCGTGGAAAGCAGACGCGGAGATTAAAACTTCTGGTGGTATCATAGTACCTGATGCCCAAAAGGATAAGCCTAATAACCTTGTGGTAACAATGTCAGGTATTGAAGATATAGAACCGGGTGATCGGGTTGTCTTTAACCGTTATCATGGAACTACCATTGAGATTGATAAGCAGGAGTTTCTCTTCTTAAAAGAAGAAGAAATATTGGGAGTTATTGATGGAGCGCATTTTAAGGATGATTCCCACAATCATAGGTTCTCTTCAGCACCATAGGAGGCGATATGGCTAAATTAACAAGCAAAGAGAGGAATGCTTTGCCTAATTCGGCATTTGCAGGCCCTAATCGTTCCTATCCTGTGGAGGATACCTCTCATGCCAAAAACGCCAAAGCTAGGGCAGCGCAGTTTGCATCACCATCATTAGAGAAGAAAGTGGACGCAAGAGCTAATAAAGTTCTGCATCACTCTAACCACAAAGACCACGACAAGTTTCTACATAACATCAAACCTTAAAGGAGATTATTATGGCTACAGATTACGGTACAAAAGAAAAATCCGGCAAAGACGGAAATACAGTCGGTCAGGGCTTTGGCGGTAATGAAAAAATGAAATCCAGCAAAGCTAAATCTGGCGGAGAATCCAAAGCTGGAAAATCAAGTAATCATGCGGAACATGATGAAATGATGCACAAGATGATGCCTGCCGGATATAAGGGCGATTGCGGCTATTAATTACTTCTGAGCATAAGCAGTATCTTATGCAGCTTCGTAGGCAGCTAAAGCCCGTAAAGGAAAATATATGACAGACGATCTATCCGTTTCAGCAAACCTTATTTCAAGTTCCCCTACTCCCGAAGTAAGCCCATCAAAGCCAGTAGTCACGCCACCTGTAGAATCCCATCCAGCAGGTGCGGCAGTAACTACGGATGATTTTGATGACAACCTTATTCCTGAAGGTTCACGCGAGAATTTTAAGAAATACCGTGAATCCCAGAAAGCTAAAGCCAGTGAGTTAGAAACTAAGCTGAATGCTGAAACTCGCAAACGCATGGAATATGAGGCTACGGTTGCCCAGATTCAGGCGCAGCAGAGAAACACACAACAGCCCATTGGTGAACAGCCTGATTATAAGAATTTCTCTACCATTGAGGAATACCGTGATGCTGTAGTTAAATGGGCTAAACAGGCAGGTGCAGTTGAGTTTCAAGGCTCACTTACCCAAAGACAGCAACAGCAACTTGCTCAACAGGAAGCCTCAAAGATGATGGCAAGAGGCAATGCTGCAAGGGCTAAATACCCAGATTTCGATCAGGTGACGGGTTCTATCATACCGATTGCCAATCAAATACCTGTAGTGGTTCAATTCATTAAAGAGTTCGATAATGGAACGGATGTATTATACCACTTAGGAAAGAATCCCGCCGTATTAGAGGCTTTGAGTAAATTACAGCCTTTTGCAGCAGGACAAGAATTGCTTAGGATTCAGTCGGCTTTAAGTACGCCTGCACCAAAAGCAGTAAGCCAAGCCCCCGCGCCTATCAATCCCGTTAGCACAGGCGGAGACGGAAATGTTAAATCAGTTCTTGAATTAGTTAAGAAGGATGATGCGACAGATTACGTTGCCCGTGAAATGCGAAGGGAATTAAGGCGCAAAAAGGGAGCTGAGTAATAAGGAGACTATAATGGCAACAGCTACATATAACGTACAAGACCTCATAGCCGCAAAAGCTCTGGCAATCATAAGTAACCAGTTACCGCTGGTTCGCCATCTTAATCATGACTATGAAGATAAATTCGCCGAGGTCACAGATGACCATCGGATAGGACAGACGATTCGTATTCCCAAACCACCGCGCCGCAATTCTACGCTCTCCTCTGGATGGGCTATCAATGTGCAGCCAGTAGTGGAAGAGGTGACATCGCTGACCATCAATACCACCGCTCAGGACAGTACGGCTTTTGCCGATGCCGACCTTGCATTACTCACAGTTGACCCGGAAAAAGAAGCCGATGCTTGGGCGCGTAAGTACATAAAACCGCGTGTTTCCAAGATGGCAAACGATATTGAAGCCAATCTTTACGGTACTATCATAGCCAATACCTATAACTTGGTTGGTACTGCCGGAAGCGTTCCACAGTCATCACAGACTTGGTCGGATGCTGTACAGAAGCTAGACGAAAACCTAGCTCCTGGTGATGAGCGTTGTGCATTGCTTACTTCTGCTTCAGTAAGCGGAATGAGGGAAGCATTAAAGGGTACATTCGTTAGGGATATTTCTGAGGCAGCCTTGATTAAGGGCTTCATCTCTGAACTTTACGGAACGGATAACTTCCAGACGGAAATCGTGTCAAGCCATACTAATGGCACATTCGGTACTGATACCGTTGTGACCCAGAATAGCGGCTCACCCCAGACAGGATCATCTTTGGTCACAACGGGATGGACTTCTACTCACGGTGTAGCGGCTGGTGATATATTCACTATCGCAGGTGTTTATGCTATCAACTATGTAACGAAGGCACAGCTTTCTAACTTACAGCAGTTTGTAGCTACAGCAGCAGCAACTAATGCGGCTGGCACGACTACTATCCTGATCTCCCCGGCTATTACGACTTCCGGCCCTGATCAGACTGTAAGTGCTGCACCGGCTTTGAACTCTGCAGTTACTTTTGTAGGCTCATCTGCAACCGCTTACCGCCGCAATATCATGTTCCATAAGGATGCTTTCACAGTGGCTTTTGCTGATCTGTATATTCCTAAGAACATTGAAATGGCGGCTCGTAAATCTGCAAACGGTATCAAACTGCGTTATACACGCCAGTGGGATATAGTTAACTCGCAGCTTTATGATCGTATTGATGCGTATTTCGGCATTGCGCCGCTTTATGCACAATGGGCTACACAAATCACTGAATAGGAGATTTTATGGCTAAAGTAATGCTTTTCAAACGTGGCCTTAATGCTAAAGAACTCGACATGCGTTATCTTGATGATCAGGAACAGCGCAATCATGTTGAGAAATTCAAGGCTGCTGGCTACTATGAAAACCCCCCTACGGTGTGTATGTATCACCCTGAGACTAAGGAACAGTTGATTATCCATGCGGAAGATCAGGCTATTCTTGAATCTCGCGGGTTTTTTGCAACTCCGACTTGGGTTTATCATCCCACAGAAGGAAAGAAAATTGTTTCTAAAGCAGAAGCAGATCAACTTTTCATGGACGGCTGGTACGATAATCCTGCTAAATTTCCGGGCAATCAGTTAGGTGTGGCAAAAGCTGCAAGTAAACTGATCTTGCCGAAAGGTAATGTAGCATGACTCGTGGTATAAGTTTTGATAGGGAAAGATATATTCAGACTACACTGACTCCCACGACTGGTATTACAGCTAATACCACCGGGGAGCTTACTTTCTCAATACTGGGGCTTCAAGTGAATGACCTCATAACCATCAATAAACCTACCCTTCAGGCAGGTCTTGGTATTGTCAATGCCCGTGTAAGTGCGGCTAATACATTAGCAATCACTTATGTAAACGGCACAGGCGGCATCATCACCCCAACTACAGAAGCATATAATATTCATGTAGTTCGCCCTGATAAGTATGAAACTGATGGCTCAGTACAGACTAGATAATTAAGGAGAATTAAATGGCTAATATAGGTACAGAAACTGGTGGTTATCCAACCCCAGCAATCATGAGTTCATATTTAGGGAGCGGAACCGCTACCCTCAATAGCTCAGGTAATGTTTTTAACGCGGTAACCGTAACGGCAGGAACAGCGTTACAGCCTGGCGCAACGGGTGCTGATAACGTGCTTGCAGTATTTAGCATTCCAGCAAACACCTTTGACGGCATAGCTAGTACTAACCGTGGGTTATCATTTACTGCTATTGGCTCTGTCGGGGCAACCACTAATAACAAGCGCATTAAGATTATTTACAATCCGACTGCGGCTGTTGTAGGTAGCACCGTATCGGGTGGCACAGTGATTGCCGACACAGGTAGTTCTACAGTAAGTGGTGCAGGCTGGTCACTTGGCGCACAAATATTTAAATACGGTGCGGCAGGTTCTAACACTCAGCTTGCTATCCATCAGTCAGCACAGGTTGGTGGCGCAGTATCTACTTTGATTTCTCCCGCTGCTGTAACTGCTACCGAAAACGCAGCTATTCTTGTTGCTGTAACAGGAAATGCAGCTACTGCAACAAGCGACATTATTCTCAACTTCTTTGAGCCATCCGGATTAAACTAAGTGATAATACTACCTACGATGGGAAGGCCTCGGAATTTAGAGAGGTTTGTATCCAATTATCATAAAACGAAATGTACTTTACCCGTACACGTTGTTTTAGATGAAGCGGATGCTCACAACTATGAATCTGTAGACCTTCCCTCGCATTTTAAAGTTATATGTGCGCCTAAAGGAATGAGATTGGGTGAGATATATAATACGATATTTGATACATTTCCTGACGAGGATTTCTACGGGATGGTTTCAGATGATTGCGTTCCTGAAACAGATGAATGGGATGTGAAGTTGCGCGATGCCTGTTTACCAGATTTAGTTGCATGGCCTTCAGATGGCTTTGTGAATGGAAAGATGCCTACATTGCCTTTTTTTGGTGGTGATCTGGTTAGGAAACTTGGTTTCTGGTCGCCCGGCGATATGAAACATTGGTACACAGATAATGCGTGGGCTGATATAGCTTATGGATTGGGGAAGGCAGTTTACAGGGATGATATTAAATTAATCCACCATCACCCTGTAAATGGAAATGCTGAAAATGATGCCACATATATAAACCAGCCTAATCATGCTATTGACAAAGTAGCTTATGATAGCTGGAAGCGCAATTCTTTACCATCCATTATTGAGCGCATGAAAGCGCAAATATCGGATGAAGAATATCACCGCAACCAAGATGGTATGGGCGAATGAAATTTGATACTGTATTAAAGAAAAAAGAATTGCCGATAGATAACAGCATAAAATTAGCCGTTACCATGTGTTCATCGCGTGACATTAAGCCACAAACAACGGCTTCTCTGGTTAATTTAGTGGCGTGGCTGGTGCATTCCAGCCATAGTATAAACATGACACGCCTTGATTTGGTTGGTGGCGTATCTGAATCGCTTTTATCAACGGCGCGGCAGAAGAAGTTAGACTTTGCCATAGAGGGTACTTATACGCATTTAGTGTGTTTTGATGATGATATGCAATTTCCCTATGATGCAGTACATAGAATGCTTGCAGCGGATGTTGACTTTATATGTGCAAATGCTGTGCAGAAACTACCCGACAAAATAAATGGTGTATGTTTAGACTTCGCAGCAAATCGGATTGATTCAACCGGGAAAACTGGAGTGGAAGAAATCGGATGGGGTTCACTTGCCTGCGCTGTTATTAAAATGGATGCTATAAGAAAAATCCCCAAACCACACTTTGAAGTTAATTGGGTGCAAGAATTACATAGTGGCTTGGGTGGTTATCAAGGGGAAGACCACTACTTTATCAATAAACTAAAAGCGCATGGCATTAAGATTCACTGTGATCACGACCTCTCAAATGAGGTCTTTCACATAGGTGACTATAAATACGGATTTCCTGAAATAACGCAATTTAAAGGTTAGTCTCATGACCACCGCATCGGATTTAATAAACGGCGCGCTCCGCCAATGCTCTAGCACTACTCCGGGCGAACCCATACCTGGGGATGAAGCTGGCAATGCTTTGTTTATTTTAAATGATATGATTGGTTCATGGTCGGCTGAGAGTTTCATGCCGCCATTTAAGACCAAGACTACCTTTCCCATGACGCAGGGGAAGGAGAGTTATACTATAGGAACAAGCGGAAGCCCCGATATTAGTAATATCCGTCCTGATGCGATAACCAATGTGTTCTTTACTGATACAAACGCAGGCATAGATTATGCTGGTGATGTTTGTATGAGCCAAGACCAGTATAATGGCATAGCGTTAAAAAGTATCGCTGGCATACCCCATTGGCTTTATTACGATCCACAATACCCTAACGGGGTAGCATATGTGTATCAAACGGCAGGAAATACTACATTTACGATGACGTTAGAGATGTTATTGCCTGTTGCTCAATTTGCTTCCCTCACCTCCACACTATCAATGCCGCCTGAATATAACCATGCAATCAAAATGCTCTTAGCCGATCTATTGGCTTTTGAATATGGCTATGAGTTGACACAAAGGCAGATTACCGAGATTGAGCGTTGCCGCTCGTGGATTATGGCAAAGAATGCCAAAAGGGAAGCTGCGGTATTTGATCCATTATTTAAACGCAGGGGGACATTTACGATTTTATCAGGTGGCCCTTCATACTAACATAACAGACTAGAGGTTTATGTGACCGTTATACCATTCTGCGGCCAGACTTACGTTGATAAAACCCTGAATGCCAACGCACAGGATTGCATTAATTTGTATCCTATGAAAACAAAGATGGCGGAATATTCTGATAAGAAGATTTCCCAATCCGTTCCTGAAAAAATAATAATGTACCCTACTCCGGGGTATAAATATTTAAGAACCCCCGGCTCAGGTGCTATTCGTGCTCTCTATGTCATCAACACAACGCTTTATATTATAAGCGGAAATACACTTTATAGTTTTACGCCTTCTGGTACATCTAATGATTTGACTACCGGAACATTTAATAATCTTGGGACATTACAAACTTCGAGTGGCTGGTGCAGTGTAACATCAAATACCGTACAGCTTGTTATAAGCGATGGACTTTATGGATATACATTAATATTCTCCAGTAATGCTTTTGCTCAGATTAGCACAAGCGGGGGATTTCCGGCAACTGGCGTTACGAATCTAACTTATTACGATTCTTATGTTATAGGGGCGCAGAATAATTCTAAGACAGTATTTCAAAGTAATGTTTTAGATGCTACCACTTGGCAGGCATTGGCTTTTGATACCATTGTTTCATTCCCTGATAATATTATCGGCGTTTGGTCGGATGAATTACAGCTTTATGTAATGGGGCCAAAGATAACCGAAGTTCAGATTGATGCCGGAACTATCCCCTATGCTTTTCAGAAGGTTCCTAATGTATTAATTCAGGCTGGTTTAGTTGCCCCTGCTACTCTTTGTAAGGTTGCCAATACAACATTCTTTCTAGCCTCGGATATTGCCGGAAAATCATATATAGCGGCGTTTAATTCTTATGATACCAAAGTTATCTCCACACCTCCTATAAACGAGGCTATGGAGCGTTATACTACAATTTCCGATGCCTTCGCCTATGCGTACCGTGAAGGCGATAACCATTTTTATGTGATAACGTTCCCATCAGCAGGTGCAACGTGGGCTTATGATATAAAGATGGATATGTGGCACAAGCGATCCATTGCCGGAGGAGCCGATCTTCCTGTCGCTTGTGTATTGTGGCAGGGAATCCAGATTGTAGGTGATTCGCTTGGTAATTTATACCAGATGTCGCAGAACTTTTCGTATTATTCAGTGGGAAATACGGGTGTTGATAAACCCATGTTACGCTCCCGCACTACAGCACATGTTAATTCAGAATATAAATCGTTATTTATCCAAGAATTACAGATTAACTTCCAGATGGGTGGTGGATTTATAACGGATGCAAATCTTTCGCCACAACCCTCCGCGGCCGCACCACTTGCCACGCTCCAAGTATCAAGAGACTTTGGCAATACGTGGATCACAGTAGGCACAAGATCACTTGGTTATGTAGGTCAATATCAGTTACGGGCTATGTGGAGGAATCTTGGTCGCTTCAGGCAAAATGCAACGTTTCGCGTAAATATTACCGATCCATGCCTTGTATTCATTGTTGGAGCTGAAGCCAGAATTAAACCGGGAGTAAAATAGCATGAGTATTTTCATGCCCACAGCAACGACAAAACTTATAAATCCTGATGGAACTCCCGCATCTCTTTGGATTCTATTATTTAATCAATTACTGAATCGTGTCGGCGGCTCAACGGGCGGTATATATTCAAAACTATTAGTTGCAAGCGGTGCTTTCTCATGGAATATGAATGCTTCACCTGTAGCATTCGTTACACTTGGCAGTGGCGTTAATACATTAACCGCAACTGGGCAGGTTGCAGGTAACTTCTATGATTATAAATTAACAGTGATACAACCTTCAAGTGGGGCGGATGGCACTATTACATGGCCTTCAAACTTTTTCTTTCCTGGTGGGGTAACTCCTACGCTTTCAACAGGAAATAATGCTATTGATAAGTTACACTTTGATAGTGATGGAACGAATGTCTATCTGATAACTCTTGGGTTGAATTACAGCGCATGATCATGCTGATCTCAAAGAGCGGAATAGACGATATTTGGCCTTTGATTGAACACTGGCTATCCGATGCAATGGGAGAGGATAAGGCTTATTCCACGCATGATATATTCAATTTATGCAAGGATGGTTCTTTGAATCTTATGACGGCAAATAGGAACAGATTGCTTGGGTTTATTATATTCCGACTTTATAATACACCACAATGCAAATGCTGTTTTGTGAGTTATTTTGGGGGTGAGGGGCTTGAAGATTGGATTTCTGATGCTGCATCTGCGTTAAAACTATTCCTGAAAGAACAGGGTGTAAGGCAAATTAGCCTGATTGGGCGCAAGGGATGGGGAAAGATAATGGGGGCAGATAGCGAACAAAGTGCTTATTTGATTAATTTGTAACCTTTTGATTCAACGCATTTGTCAATTTCTGCCTTGAGTTTAATATCTCTTTCTTCATTAGTCATCGGATCGTTAAGCGATGCTATACCTGCGCCAATTCCTCCTAATAAGCCACCAGCAAGAGAATAATAAGTTTTACCAGTAATGTTCTCAGCCGTTACAAGACAATCTTTTCTATCTTGTTCGTATTTTGATGGATCATTTGGAGCGGTGATTAATTGCGGATGATACGTGGGAGCGCAAGAAGCTAATATTAGTAATAAAATTAAGTATCTCATAATAAAATATTAACATAATTTAAGGAATTGTCAATATGGGGCATCATGGCGGATTGCTTGGCACTTTGGCAGAAGTTGCATTGCCAGTGCTTGGCTCAATTTTATTACCTGGGGCAGGAGCGGCATTAGGAATACCAGGGCTAGTAGATGCCGCTGGTTCTGCTACTGCATTGGGTGGTGCGTTAGGTGGTGGTCTGGGAGGATTAGGTGGTGGCCTAGCATCTGGTGGTAGCCTTTCTAATGATCTTGTAGGCGCGGGTCTTGGTGCAGTTGGTGGTGGAATCTATGGTGATGGTGGTCTAGCAAATTCTCTTACAGATGTAGGAAATTCGATTGGTGGATTAGCAGGAGATGCAACGCTTGGCTCAGATATTGGCAGTGGCCTATCTGGAATAGGAAATAGTATTGGTAGTGGATTGAGCCAATTCAATCAGGCAAGTGGTTTATCTTCTTTATTGGGTGGTACAGCAGAACCTACTCCTGATTTTCAAAGTGATTTCAATTTATATAATACACCCACAGCAGGAGCAACAGCCGCAGGGCAGGCATCCACACCCGCTTTAGGGCAGACTGTACTAGGTGGCGCAGGTGGCTCACCAAGTATAGCTTCTGGAGGGGCAACA